AGCGTGGTCGAGCAGGACGGGGACCTCGTGATCACCGTCGAGGAGGCCGTCGCATGATCTCGCTCAACTGGGAGGGGATGCAGGGCGAGATCGGGGCGCTCATGGCCCGGTTCAACGAACTGCCGCGGCACATCGCGAAGAAGCATCTCATGGCCGCCATGAAGCGGGCCATGCGGGACGGCGTGCCCGTGCTGAAGTCCATCACGCCGGTCGGCAAGACGCGGACGATCAAGGCCAGCATCGTCCGCGGGCAGATGAAGGAGAACTTCAAGCGGCGGGGCGGTGCCCTGCGGCGTGCCGTCACGACGAAGGCCAAATACATCGGCCGCAATCGTGACGGACTGACCTACGGAGTCATCGGCTACAAGTTCGGCTTCGAAAGCCGGAAGGCGATCTGGCTGGAGTTCGGCACGAGCCGCGGCATTTCTCCTCGCAATCTCATGGAGCAGTTCCGCGCCCGGTACGGCGGTCCTGCCGCGACGCGCCTCGCGGCAGAAATGGCTCGCGCGTACGAAAAGGCAGCTCGCGAGCTTGAATCCGGAATGAACCCAACGCGGGTGTATTCCGCCGGCGGATCGTGGAGGCCAGCGTAATGGCAAACGCTCCCCACAACTGGCTGAAGGCCGCGATCGAGTCGGCCGCTGGCTGCACGGCCTGGCCCGTGGAGATGACAGGCGGCGGAGATCCGCCCTACGTCATCTATGCCCGCGAGCAGACCACGCGCGAGCAGCTGCTCGAGGACACGTTCGACGCCACGCCGGAGACCGACCAGATCGAGCCGGTCGCCCGCTACACGGTCGTGGTCTACGCCGACAGCTACGTCCAGGTCTGGCAGATCGCCGGAGCCATCACGGCCGCGATCCACAAGTTCGCCGGCACGGCCCACGGCGAGACCATCAAACACTGCCTCGTGCTCGACGAGAGGGACGGCGATGCCGGCTACCTCGAAGGCCGGGAGCAGCCCACGTACACGGTCGAGCTCGCAGTCGAAATCCGTTTTTCCGAGGAGTGATCCATGCCACTTTCCACGAAGCCCACGAACGGCCCGTCGCTGCCTGCGGGCGTGAAGAAGGTCAGCATCAAGGATGTCGACACGACGTCCACGGCGGCGTCAGCCAAGGAGGACGTGACCGACCTCGACAGCACGGAACGCGAGTACGCCGACCCTGTGCTGAAGGATGGTGGCACCGACTCAACAAAGGCGACGAAGACGTGCAGCGCCAGCGGCAACCTCAAGGGATCGGAGTTCGATCCGGACCCGATCACGGTCACGACGGGCTGGATCCTGGAGGACTGCGAGTTCACCTACGAAGAGGGCAAGTACGCGACCTGGAGCGCGAACTGGTCCTTCTACCCGCCGCCCACCCCCTGACGCCAACCCATAGGAGAGCATCGCCATGTCACTCGTCAGTTCGCAAGGCCAGTCTATCGGCGTCGCCGGCGCCACGAAGATCACGATCAAGAAGTCGAGGTCCGCCGCCAGCCCGAGCGACAACAGGCTCGACGCCTCGACGCTCGCGCTCGCCCACGGCGCGTTCCGGGTCTACGAAGCCGGCCTTCCGGACAACGGCCCAAACGGGTCTTCGAGCGGCGGCATCACCGTCACGATCGCCGTCGACTTCAAGGGCAGCACGAAGCCGGCCGTCGGGTCCACCGTCAGCCGCGGCGGCGTCACCCTGAAGTGCATCGACTCCGAGCTGACCAACGACGCCGGGGCGCTCCAGATGGGCACGGCGAACTACACGAGCGACTACACGTGACCCAGGTCGGCGAGCCAATCCATGCCCACGAACAACCCTCCGCCGTCCTCCCAGGGGTCGACCGTGTCCTTCGCGGGCGTCCCGATGGGGCGGCTGACGAGCTGGCGCATCGTGGCCGGAAACGCCCGATTCCAAGAGGTGACGAGCCTGGTGTCGCCGGTCGTCGGCATGGGCGGGGACGCTCGGGTCGTGGCCCAGTGGGACTGCACAAGCATCGACCCGGGCGGCGTGGACATCCAGGTCCGCGACTGCCCGCCGTTCATCACAAACGAGATCGGCTCGCGTGGGACGGTGGTCGTGACGTTCGCGACCGGCTCGGTCTCGCTCGATGCGTTCCTTGAAACATTCGACGTGAGCGGCAACGTGGGGGAGTTCCTGCGGGGCACGGCACGGTTTCGATTCAGTGGAGCCTGATGTGGCAAACGAAGACGACGATCTGCTGATGTGGAAGCCCGAGGTGATCGAGGCCACGATCCCCGGCACGACGAAGACGGTCTACATCCGCTACCCGGTCTTCGAGGACTGGCACGCGGTGGCGACCGAGCACCAGGCCTACGTCGGCAAGCCGGCCCCGGCATCCCTCGTCGCGAAGACGCTGGTGGCGTGCGTCGTGAAGAAGAACGGCGAGCCGATGTTCACGCGCGAGAACGTCGGGCCGGTGATGCAGGCCAACCCGAACCACGTCATGTGGCTCTACGGGCACATCCTCCAGACCGTGATGAAGAACGACAACGAGCAGATCAGCGAGGTGGAAAAAAACTCCGTAGCCGGGCAGGACTGACCGAGCGGTTCCTGTACCGGCTGGCGGCTCATCATCGGATCGTCAACGTCGAGCGGCTGAAGTCGCGAATCCCGATCTCCGCCCTGCGGAGGTGGATCGCGGCCTACCGCGTCGAGCCCTTCGGGGACGAGTGGGGCCGAACGGCCCTCCAGACGCTGCTGATCCTGAAGGCCTTGGGAGCACAAGTCGACCCGCAGTTCCGCGAGATGTTCCTGCCGAGCTACGACCCCGACCGGGAGATGACCGAGGACGAGATTCAGGCGGAGTTGATGAAGTGCTCGGGGGCGCGGTTCGTTCCCAAGAGCGAAGCGAAGGACACGCAGGGCACGTTGGAGTAGATCATGGCGACCATCGGCAAAGTATCCGCCGTCTTTACGGCCTCGACGTCGGGCCTCGTGTCAGGCACACAGGCGGCCGGCTCGGCGTTCAAGTCGCTACAGGGCGACCTCGCCGGGCTCCGCGGCGGCATCTCCGCGCTCGTCACGATCAACGCCGCCCAGTTCTTCGGGCAGCTGGCGAGCGGGGCCGCCCGGGCCGTCGGCAGCATGATCAGCATGGGGCAGGCCCAGGCGGAGGTGATCGACTCCACGAGCAAGCTCGCGGCCCGGCTCGGGATGAACTACGGCGAGCTGGCCGGGATCGCCCTGGCCGGCGACCTGGCCGGCGTCGGCCTCGAGACGATCGGGGCCGCGGCCACGAAGGCCGACGTCGCGTTCGTCAAGGCATCGCAGGGCTCGAAGACCGCCACGTCCGCCTTCGCGAATCTCGGCCTGACGGTGCAGCAGCTCTCCGGGATGCTGTTCGCCGGCGGGGCCGAGGGCATCGCCAAGGCCCGGGAGCAGGCAGAAAAGATGGGCCTGGCGCTGACCAACGCCCAGGGCCAGGACGTCGAGGCCATGAACGACGCGTTTACGGAGGCCGGAAAGGCCATCAACGGAATCGTCCAGCAGGTGACAGCGTTCCTGGCCCCGGCAATTCGCGGCATCACGGTGACGTTCACGAAGTTCATCACGGACATCGGCGGGGCGAACATCGGCCAGGCCATCGGCAACGGTGTCCTCCAAGGGGCGAGGTTTCTGGCCCAGATTGGCGACGCGCTGATCGCACAATTCGGGAGCGTCTTCAACTATTTCTCCCAGGTCGGCGGGCAGTGGAACTCCGTCTGGGACCTGGCGAGCCGCGTTGCCACGTTCTTTATCGCCGTCGGCGACGGCCTCCAGGCTGCGTTTGGAATCTTGATCCAGGGCATCACCGGTCCGGTCCAAGGCTTGATGGAGGCGGCCAAGTTCATCGGCGACCGCCTGTTCCTCGATACGTCAGGACTCGACTCTTCGATCGCGGCCATGGACGCGTTCAATGACGAGATCACCGCCGGCATCACGGACAATCTCAAGTCCGCTGCCGCCAACTTCTCGGCGACGTTTGCGAGCGAAGCCCCGAAGGTTGGGTCGGCCATCACGGGGCCACTCACGACGTCGCTCACTGGATTCCTCGCCAACGCGGAGGAATCCGCCAAGAAGGTCGACGAGAAGAAGAAGACGCCGCTGGAGATCACGCAAACCGTCGAGTTCGCGGGCGTCAACGAGGCCATCAAGGGCATCGACTCCCGATCGAAG